AATCATCTAACCTTATCCGATAAGCCTCTCCCTGTCGTCGATGGGAACGCAATCTGAAACAGGCCCGTTGATTATATGGGCTTTTTCAGACTTCGTTCCCACGGCTCAGAGCGCTTTTCGCTTCACAACCTTACTGCGGTCGTACACTCGCGCGGTGGTCGCGGGGTTGGCGTGCAGGTCTGGAAGTGCGCCGCGTTCGGCCTTGTGCTGCGTCACGTAATAGGCGCGGAGATCGTGGAATGTGAAACGGTGCCGGATCACTTTCTTCTTGATCGCCTCGACCATCAGCTTCTGCCACATCGTCTTGAAGCCGGCCTGCGTGTATGCAGTGCCCGACCGGTTCGGGAAGACGTAAAGGCATTCCTCATTCTTTTGCGCGGCGCGCGCGACCTTTAGCCGGGCGAGCAGGGCGCTGACCTGCGGCGTGATTTCGATCTGCTCGATCACCTCGCCGCGCTTCTTGCCGCGCTGCTTCGCGCGCTTGATTCGGATGTGCCCGGCCGCCTCGTCGACCTGCAGCCACGAGAGATCCAGAAATTCGACCTTTCTATTGCCTGCGACGGCGGCGTATTCGGCCGCCATGCCGATCATGGCGCGCTGGCCGCGCTGCTCAGCGAGCCACGTCGCGAACGCGGCGAACTCTTCCGGCTCCGGCGCTTCGGTGCGCGGCTGCTCTTCGTTGCGCTTCACCTCGCGGCAAGGGTTGTGCTTCGCCTCGCCGCGCTCGATCGCCAGGCCGATTAGGTTCGAGAGCAGCGCCATTTCCCGATTCGCACGCACCGGCGCGTCCGCGCGCTCCTTGCGCAGGTACCGCGCGACGTCCGTCGCATCGATGTCCGCCGCGCGCACGTCGCCGAAAATGTCGAGCAGCTTCGTCGCGCACTGCTCGTAATCGGTCCGCGTGTACTGCGAGTACCGCTTCCAGCCAGGCGTCTCGCGGAACTGATCCCACAATCGCGAGATCGTCCCGATGTCGTCTCCGCCGCCGGTGATTTCGAGCACCTTGCGGATCGCCTCGATTCGGTCGGCGCCGAGGTTGATCGGCTTGCCGCCGACCGGGTGATACCTGTACGTGAACCCCTTCTTTGTGGGTCGCGCCTCCATGCGGGGCAGGAGGCCATCGCGCACCGGCTTTCTCATGCTGCGTTCTTCCATTTTGGTGCGGTGCGGCGCATCTGTTCGCCGGGACCACGGTTCACTTGCTCCCACGTCAGCATCGGATGGCCGTCGGCCTTGCGCGGTGCATCGATGCCGAGCGCCTTCTTGATCCAGCGCTTTTGCGCCGCACCTTGGCGCAGGCCGCCCGTCAGTTCGACGAGCTGGTCATTCGTCACGATCGACATTCGGGTTCTCCAGATACGCGCGGCTGATTTTCAAAAATTCTTCGATGTTGCTGATCACTTCAATTCGTCCATTCGGCTGCGTCGTTCGCGAACTGCCGCGTCGGCCCATCTCCCGGCCAGATAAGCGCGGTCGTCTCCCGACGTGATTGGCTTTTCGCCGATCTTCCATCCTTGGCATTGCATCGCGAACGGCAGGACTGCGAGGTACGCTCGGTCCCAGAATTCGATCTCATCAGGTGTCAGTCCATCAGTACAGGTGGCGAGCGCGGTTTGCGAAAGAGCGCTCACGATGTCTGCTCCTCTTTGCTCGCCACGCTCGACGCGCGAGCCGCCTGCGATTCTCTGAGTACTCGGTCGCATTTGGCGATCAGCTTCATGCTTCGCTCGATCGCCTGCTTTACCGCTGCATCGGAACGCCGGTTGTGCTTCGTGTAGATCTCGTAGAGCGTTTTCATCCCTGCTTCTCCGCGGTGTCGATGCGCATCACGGTGGTCAACTCGACCATCTCTACCGGCTCATCTTCAGTGGCGTCCTGCTGGTACTGCCAGAAGTAATGAACGGCGTCTCTGTACGCATCGACGCCCGGACCTTCAGTCGCTGCGACGGTCATGCCGCCTTGACGAATCTCGAAGCGCCGATCTTTGCCAGCGTCCGCATCCTTCTCCATCCCCGCGATCCGCTCGCGCAGCGCGGCGAGTTCGTCGGCGGCTGATCGCTCTGCCGCTTGCCAGAGCTGCCAATCGTTTTGATCGCGCCAACGCGCGTAATCGCCATTCGCGCGCTTCTCGATGTTGCCGCCCTGATGCGCCTCGAACCGTTCTCGGCTCGCCTGCCCCTCACTCGCGCCTGCTGCGAGAAGGGCGCGGGCTTTGATGCGAAATTGCGTGATGTCGCCTTGCGCCGCGTAGAACAGGCTCACGAGAAGTTCGTCAGTCATTGCCGGACTCCTTTGCCAGTTCGCCTGCGAAGTTGAAAAGATCATCGTCGCAGTGGAACGACCAGCCTTTCGCCTCACTCCATCCATCACCGTGCTTCTCGGCCAGCGCCATCACGCGCGTCCAGTCGATGTTCTCGGGCAGATCCGCCGCAAATCCGCCGCCAAAAAGGGCCTGCGCCTTCTGCCATCGCGTTGGCTCACTCGCCCCCGCCGCATCGGCTACCGAAGGCGCTCCTGCTGCGAGAACTGCATCGGAGAGACGATCGATTGCCTCGGGCCAAATCTCATAGCCCCAAACATCGCAGCATTGCGCCATCGCGTCGTAAATCTGGTCCTTGGTCATTTTAAGAACGGGATTAGTCATTTCGGCACCTTCTTCGAAGCCTTGATAGCTTCGCGCATTGCGTCAATAACCCAATCGTGAGGCCTAAAGTTGTCTTGATCCTTGTTGGTTGTCGGCAAGTATCGGTGCCCTTCATGCGTTTTGCGTGCGCATCTTTGAGCAATCTCAATAAGCTCAGGGTCGTAAATTTCACGTGTCATTTTCGAATATCCAATCTGTGCCGCTTCTTCTTTCGAACGATCTTCGAGCGCATTGGCTACCGAAGGCGCGGGAGGGGCGGCGAGATCATCGACCGTCATCATGAAGCTCTTGAACGAGCATTCGTGTCCGTACACCATGTCGTACAGGTTCCGCCAGTCTGCATTTGCGAGGCTCAATGTCTCGTCCTCCTTCTCCCCCGCTGTGTCGGCGATGCTCGCTTCTCGCACCTTTCCAATCTTTGCGCGAATCTCGTCGTAGCTGAATGCGCGGCCGCTTTGTACGATCCAGTCGATCTGAGCATCAGAAAGAGACGCTGTGTCGGCGATGCTCGCTCCGCTGGAAAGTGCAGCGGCCAGTTCTTCGATCACAGCAACAGCCGCAGTCATGTCGTCCATCGTTTTGTTGTGCCCGCGCGCCCAAGACGGAACGCCATCCCTCCATTGGCCGTGCGTTCGCAGATGCTTCCACTCTGCGTATCGGGGTGTGTCGGCGATGCTCGCGGAGAGAAGTTCGTTGATCACTTCGAGCACATGAGCGCCGACGAATTGCCGGGTGCGCGAGTAGATGTATTGTTCGAGTTCGTCGTTCGTCATGGCGATTTCTCAGCGGGTCGGTTCAGCGTCGATGATTACGGTGCATGCCTGATCGGCGCGAACCTCGTGGACTTCGGCCCAATCGCTCGATGGCTGTGGTGAGAATGGCGGCGTCGTATCGTGGTTCACGAACACGCGATGATGCGGTGGGTACTTCTGCAACTCTTCGATCAACTCGGCTACGGTCATCATGTCGGTTCTCAAAAATGGTGTCGGCGGTCAGGCGGCGTCAGCGGATCGTGTGTTTCGTGATATTCGTGATGCCATTCGGGATCTCCGGCTTCTTTTCGGCCATGAAACCCGTCCCCTTGCCGCCGCTCACCTTCATGTGCTCGACTTCGACCTTCGCCGAATTGATGATTACCTGAGCCACTTCCGCGACGGCCTTGGCGCGGTCGAGTTCGAGCGGCTTTTCCTTGTCGCTCAGCGCGCGCAGCGTGTCGAACAGGTGCGAGCGCAGTTCTTCAATCGTGTCCATTGATCTTCCTTGTCAGGGCAGCCTTCAGCTGCACGACTTCCTGCAGATTTTCGGGGAGGTTTTTCCAGCTATTTCGGCGGATCAGTTCTCCGCGGGTGATGCATTCGAGGTTTTCGAGAGCGGCATTGCTTCGATCGCCATCGCGAAACACGACCACATGACCGGCCGGGATCGCACCGTGGGCGGCCTGCCAGGCGAGCACATGGACACCGATCCAGTCGCGGTACTGATCTCCGGTGTCGCTCACCTTGCGTAGAAAATATCCGCCACGCGGCTCGAATCGCACGGTGCCGACCGGCTTCGAATTCCGTTTGTGCCCCGCCTTGAACGAGCCGGACTTCACGCCGTGGCGATCCTTATTCCACGGCGCGCGGCCAGCGTTCACCTTGTTGCCGCTGCGAAAGCGGCCTGCCTTGTCGTGGTTCATGTTCTCTCGCAATAGGTGTTTCGCCAATCCAGACCGTGACGCGCATTCCGGTGATTCCCGCGACCATCTCCACGAATCTCTGACAGAGCGCGTGCGTCTGCTGTGTCGTCGGCTTCCGAGCGAGCCCTATGCTTTCGAGTGCGTCCAGCAGCGCGCGGAAGGTGGGGAGTAGGCGGGTCATTAGGGCGTCCAAGCGATTTAACGACGGGAATCTCATATAGCGCGTATAGTGGTCTGGCATGCCGCTCCTGGTGTGTAGGAGCAAGCATGGAAAACCTATCGTGTGTGCCATATCGCGGGTACACCATCGACGTTCGCGTCGTCACAAGCAAATCACCGTCACTGGATGGCCAACAGGTTCGATACGCTGTCTCCTGGTCGATCCTTTCCTCTGACCCTCGCGCTACGCCTGTCATAAGCCTGCCCGAGCAACTTAATTTCCTTACGCCCGAAGCAGGATTTAAATATGCCGAACGGCAAGCGAAGCGGTTTATCGATGGTTGCGTCAACGATGGAAGTGCCGATGCAGCACCAGCCTGAATCATCTTTCCGGAGTTGAGCATGTCGCGACTGTTGAGAATCGGAACTTTGGAGTTCCACGTGTTGGTTGAACCGCTGGTGGGCGGCGGGTTCACATACGCTTGCGTTGAGATCGATCGAACGAGGCCGAAGGTTGATCGGATCCATTTCGAAAGTCCGCTTCGATATGAAAGCGAAAATGACGCATACGCTGGCGGCTCGGCCTACGCTCGGAAGCAAGGGCGACGAGTGCTGAAATAGAAGACGGCTCACGCTTTCTCTCCGGTTGCCTTGATGACCGTGAACGTCACAGCCCAAACCCAAGGATTGACATCCCATGCGCCGGCGCCATTGATTCGGTCCCACAGATCAGCGAAGACGACGCGCGCGTCGCGGTCGGCACCGCCGAAGTACTGCTCGCCCTTCTGTACGACATAGCGCCCGGAAGCGGGGAGCATGTGCAGGCCTTCGTTCGCTGCATCGGCCTCGCTGATGTCGTGCAACCGTTCGGCACGAACGCTGGTGATTTCGAGCGTGATGCGCGACGCCGCGCGCGGCATGTGAATCGAAGGACGCCAGCGGAAGGGCACATGCTCACGGTGCTCAGGGCTATAGATGCCCTTCACGCCGTCCCGGACCTCTATCTCGTTCCTTCGGTCATCGTCGGCTGCATACCAGACGTCATCGAACGGATAGTGATTCCGGAAGTCGGTGCTGAACGTCTCGCGCACCCACAGACGATCACCGGGCGCTCCGTAGGGGCACATGAGGCAGTCGCCCGTCCGCGTGTGCCAGATCGCGCCTTGCTCGGGAATCGTCTGGCCGTCCTTCGTGCGGCCGCCGGTCAGTCCGCCGATCGTTGTAGGCTCCCACTGTCCAAGCGGATTGCTGTGCGGCAGCTTCACGACGCGCCGCGTCTGCGTCTTGCGTCCTTCGAGCAGCGCACGCACCATCGGGCCGCTGAAGAGGATAGGGCGCTCTTTCACGGCAGCGTCCTCCCGGTGACGTCCTGCACGTACTTGCGCATCAGAGCGACGGCGTCCTGCTCCTTGCCGAAATAGAAGGCGTAGAAGATCTTGTAGAGGGACTCGTCCGCTTCGTCGCCGTTTTCGAGATGAGCGACTGGCTTGCCGCGCAGCGTGAGTTCCTTGATCAGATCATCGGTATCGAAGTCGTCCAATTGGACGTCGACATCCACGTTCACGTAAGGCATGGGGTTCCTCGTTCTTGTTCGAATCTGAGTTGATGACGCTGCTCCTGTCGCCTTTCGGCCTACCCATCACGGTCAGGGCGACGTCATCAAGTCAGACGGCCGGATTACGCGCCGGCGCGCGGGTGGTTGCGAAATCAGTTGCCTGCAATGCGCGTCGACTCGGGCTGCGAGTCGGCGCGCGAAATGAGGTCCTTCGGCGTGCGCTTGCACTCGAATCCGGCGTCGCGCATCGCCTGGTAAATCTCTTCGCTGATCTGGCAACGAATTCCGATCGCTGCGCTGCGCAGCGCCGTGGCGTTATCCGGGTCAACCGTGGACTGACGCGTCATCTCGGCGGCCGCCACCTCGAGCACGCAGCTCTTCTGGTCTTTGCTGGTGCCGATCACGCCGCTGAAGCCCGCGACCGCAAAGCCGCCCTGCGTCGTCTGACCGCAATTGAATTGCGAAAAACTGGATGCATACGCGCCAAGGACCGGCGCACTGACGTTGCGAACCGTGGACGACGTGTGCTCTGGCGTCTGCGAGAACTCGATCGAACCTTGTGCGACCGACTGAGAAGTACTCGTCTGTTCAGCCGTCGAAGTGCTCTGCGCCATGGCATTGGCTGCTCCGAGAAGTGCTACGATTGCGATGGCCGTGAAACTTGTTTTCATGGTGGCTCCTTCCTCGTGTGGAGTCAGGCCTCGGGTGTTCCTAGCACCCGGGGCCTCTTCGTTTCTGGGCTTAGTACGTGTACGAGCCGTTCAGACCGCTGTAGCCGCCAGCCGAGTAGTCCACGCCAGCGCCGCCCTTCGTCGCGCCATAGCCATCCCCAGATGTGTAGCCGCTCGACGTCGACGTCGTGTTGCTACCGCCGACCGCACCTGAGAAAGAGCCGCCTGCGCCGATGGCGCCGAGGCCGTTGTATGCGTACGAGCCGGTTGCGCCGACGCCCATCGCCGTGCCACCTGCCGCATAGCCGAATCCAGCGCTGTTGGAGGTCTGCGTGCTGAAGCCTTGGCCGTTCGATCCGGACGAAGCCATCGAGCCGCCAGACAGCGTGACCGACGAGCTGAAGCCCGCGCCAACGTTGAAGGAATCGGCTGCTTGCGCGTGGCCGACGAAAGCTGCGAGAACTGCGACTGCCAGAAATGCCTTCTTCATTTGATGCTCCTCGTGATTTGCGCGAATCCGTCGCGCTCGGGTTGTAAAAATCGGTTCCTGAAATCAGTGGTGCGCCGGCCAGCGAATGCTCTTCTTGCTGCGCTGAATCTCGTCCAAACGGCGCTTTGCCCTGGCATCGGCGCCGCGAACGAAAGCCATTGCCGCAATCATCGTCACGACCCAGATAAGGACTACTGCCTGATAAATGTTCATGGTGAGCCTTTACGGGATCGTTTTAGGCGCAGTGGACGACCGTGCAGCGTTCAAGACGAGCGGCGCGGTAATCGATCTCGGCGCAGATCGCCAGATAGGCCGCCGCGACTAGAAACGTGATGCCCCAGATTTGCCAGAGCTTCACGCCAACACCCCGGCGCGGAAGGCGACGCACAGGAACCACACTGCGCCAATCGCGACACCGTACAGACCGGCAACGCCGATCGCCTTGTAAATCCTCTCGACGTCCTGCAGCCGCGTGATGTCGCGGAGCAGGGCGTTGTCTTCCAAAACGCGTTCCATCTTCCTGTCCTTATCCGCCGGCCCGAACGTCAGCGACGCCCGGGGCGATGCTGTTGAGTGCGTATTCACGCAGGAGATGCTCGATGAGCGCGCCGGCGCCGCCTTGTGCAAGGCGCTTTAGCTCGAGTAGATCGCTTGCTAGCCAACTCATTTGCTATCTCCTGTCCACTTGCCGGACAGGAAGCCCTGAGTACAAGGCACTGATCGCTTCCCAGCGCCCTGAGATCAGGGCTCCCGGTTTATCCCCGGAGCGCTTCGTTCAGCGCATGGGTGTATTAAACATCATGTTTAAACGTGTGTCAAACATTTTGTTTAATAAAGTTTGTCCGGGCGTGCGGGGGGACGAGGATGAGCCGGAAAACAAAAAGCCCGCAGAGGCGGGCTTGGAGTCGTGAGAGGGTGGGAATCAGTCGAGCGAGGCAGCGTCGACCGTGGAAAACTGAGATTTGTGCCAGAAAACAGGCTTGCCGTATCCGGCGAATGTCGTGCGCACGCCTTCGGAAGTGACCTCGACGGCGCAAGTCATGTCTTTCTTGCGGCCTTCCTTGTCCAGAAGGATTGCGACGGGCGCCCCCTTGCAGCTGACCGCCTGGTCGACGATCTCGAGCGTCATCCCGCCCGGCAGCCGTGCGACCGCCGCGCTAGCAGCCGCAGCAGTGCCACTCGCCAGCGCCAGACCGACCGTTGCCACAAACAGAGTGAGCTTCAATCCGGCCTCCAAGAAGAAGGGCGGCAGATTGCACGGACGAAATGCATTTTCTCTATTTCGTCGCTCGAAAAGCTGATTGGTTTGTGCGCGTCGTTAGCGGACCGGAGATGTACCCGGCCGGCTCGGCGGTACAAAAATTCTTTGACCATGACTTGGCCGGCTTTCGATTTCACGAGCACCTCGTCGCCGGCCTCGATGGCCTGGTTCGGCTCGATGACGACGAATTCGCCGTCTTTGATTCTGGGACGCATTGAGTCGCCGACGCACTTCAAGGCGTATGCGTTCGGATCCCTGGAAGGGAAGTCGACGTAGCCGTCACCGGCTCCGACGGGATATTCGAGGTCGGCCCAGTACCCGTTATCCCCAAGTTGCGCATGACCTACCACGGGGACAGCTCTCCAGTTCGTAATCGGGATAGGCTCATACTCGTCGACATATCGAACAGCGACGCCAGGCTCGCCTTTCCCTTTCGTAAGCCAAACAACGTTCACGCCGTAGGCTGTTTGCAGCGCGGCACCTTGCGCCAGTGTGATGTCGGGGCCTTCTCCGTCCAGCCACTGGCCGGCGACGGATTCGCTAACCCCCGCAACAGATGCAATTTCTGCGGTAGTTAAGCCCTTATCGAAAAGCGCTGCTCTCAGTCTACGTGGCGACCTCGCTGACGCCAAGTCGTCTGAAGAAATAACAATATCAGACTCCGTTCGATCAGATTTTTCGATCTCGGGGCGTGATCGGTCTCTTTTCGACGAATCATTCGACGAAGGAACCTGTGCCGCGCCGAGCATCGTGCCTTCGCCGGTCATTAGCCAAACGGCACTGCACCCAAGCTTTTCTTGGGCGTCGAGCATCGCCGCTTTCGACATGCCGCGACGCTCCCAGTTGTTTACGTTCTGGGGCGCGACATTGAGAAGGCGTGCGATTTCTGTAGGCGTAGTGAGCCCGCGCAACAGCCGGGCTGCCTCGTAGAGGCGGGCGGTGGTTTCATGCATACCCCGGATGTTCTCAAAATTAAACACTTTGTTGTTCAACATAGTGTTTGCTTTTTGATTAAACGTGGTGTTTAATAACGCATGGACCGGAAAAACGACATCACTGCTGACCGACTGCTCATCGAGGAACTCGGTGGGGCTTCCAAGCTCGCCCGTCGGCTGGGCTTCGACCAGCGCGGTGGAGTTCAACGGGTCCACAACTGGAAGGAGAGAGGGATCCCGGCTGCCGTCAAGCTCGAATTCCCCGACATCTTTCTCGGTAGGCCCCGTCAGCGACTCGCAAAGTAGGTCTCTCGCGCGTTCGTTGTCTTTTGTGTTCATCAACCGTTTTCTTTTATGGAGGAAGCAATGTCTCGTCGCGCTGAATTTCGCAACGAAGTAAAGACCCGCCTCGAAGACCCCGTCTACGAGGGAATGCAAGCATTCAAGGCTCTCTACGGCATCGACAGCGATTCCGCTGCCCTTGCCCGCATCGCCAAGCTGTTTCTGTTTGGCACGGTTGGCACTTTGCCAGCGAACCTGTTGGGCGTCAGTGTCGCGCCGTCCCAAGCTGGGAGTGCAGTAAGCGCATGAACGAAGGGAAAACCGGCCTTCTCGTTGAACTTCCGATTCCTGAAGCTGGGGAGTTGGCTGCTTTGGCGGCGAGTCTGGGCGTTTCAACTCAGAAATACCTCGGGTATCACGTCCTGCGCTCTGCATACGGACCGCTGCACCCAGAAGTAGCCGCGTTTGAAGTGGCCCACATTGGGCGGCGCGGGGAATAAAACGTCAGACAACTGACGGAGCAAGTCGGTTACGAGGCCGACATCTGCATGGATGAGTCGATACACAAGCAGCTTGGGCGCCAGGCTTCTTCTGTTCCGATTTAGTACTACTGACCGGCATCCCGGCTGGAGATCCCATGCAAAACAACTCGAATCCGGTTCTCTTCGCGCCGGAGCTACCGCCGGAACTGCCGGCTACGCAGCAGAAGCAGATCCGCGACGCCCTGTGTGCGGTTGCGGCGCGCGGCGAGCGCTACCCGGGCGAACTGGCCGCGGTCCGCGTCGGTCTTTCGCGCGAATTCGCAACTTTCAACGCCGACTGTTCCCGGGCAGCCAAGGCTTCGAAGGTGAGGGCATGAGCGCGCGCGACATTCAGCCGTTGCTCGGCGGCGCGGATCTTCTTCACGTTGGCCGCTTCTTCCTCGGTCCGATGACGACCGAACAATCCATCACGCCGGACGTCGCGCCGAAGATCTGCATCGGCTGCGGTGCCAAGCAACGCGCGGACGGTTCGCTGCCATGCGGCCACGACAACGACCTGTGAGGTCATCCATGAACGACATTGCAAAGATCAGTGGCCCCACGATGTCTAGCCGCGAAATCGCGGAGCTGACCGGCAAGGAGCACCGCAATGTACTCGCTGACATCCGCAAGATGCTGGCCGAGCTCGGGAAAGCTGCTGCTGACTTTTCAGCAGTAGCAAAAATTGCGGGCCCCAATGGGTCAGTTCGCGAAGTCGAAATCTTCGAGCTTCCGAAACGCGAGACGTTGATCCTCGTTTCTGGCTACAGCATCCAGATGCGCGCACGAATTATCGATCGCTGGACCGAATTGGAGGCGCGCGTTGGTCAGCCGGCTCTGTCGCAATCGAAACTTGCTGGCGAGCTCGCGATTGCCGAATGCTTCACGCGCCTACTGAAGCCATCTCCGTCGAGCCAAGTCGCGATGCTTGCGCACATCGCGAAGAACAACGGCATCGAGCCGACGTTTCTCCCGGCGTACGTCGTCGATGCGGCGTCAGATTCGACGTCTGGCAGCTCGATGGAAACGAAACCGCTGACCGATCTTTTGATTGCGCACGGCATCTCGATCTCCGCGCGCACGTATAACCGCCTGCTGGCCGACGCGGGAATACAAGCAGAGCGGACGCGGCGCAGCACCTCGTCGCGCGCAGTGAATGGCACGAAGCGCTTCTGGTCGATCACGGAGGCCGGTCTGCTCTACGGAAAGAACATCACCAACCCGAACAGCCCGCGCGAGACGCAGCCGCACTGGTATGTCGAGCGCTTTGCGGACCTGCATGCGCTTGTCTCGTCGCGCGTCGTAGGAGTTGCGGCGTGAGCGGATACGCACATCAATGGGCCAAGCGTCAGCGCGTGGGCGATTCGTCCGCCAAGACGATTCTGAAGACCTATGCGAACTGGGCAGCCGAAGACTATTCGACGTGGGTCACGAACGACGAGCTCGAACTGGACACCGAGTTGAATATCCAGACGATCCGCCGTGCTCGAAGCAAGCTGATCGAATTAGGCTACCTGCTGGAAACAGACAAGCGTCTCGGCCGCACGCAGAGCATCATCATTTATCAGATGCTCGCTCCTGCCGGCGCAACGATCGTCCAAAGCGTCGATCCCCGCAACGGCAAAACGATCTCGCTGAGCCCGCCTACGCTTGAAGAATACATGGCGAAGAGGGGTGAAAAATCAAGCCACTCTAAAGCGCGCCGCCCCAAGGGGGACGAAAATTCAAGCCCCTCCAATATTCAAGGGGCTACAAATCCCACTTCAAGCCCCTCCAAATCCCACGTTGAAGGGGGTGAAATTTCACCTGAAGCCCCTCCAAATTTCGACACCAAGATTGCTTTAGTAGAGCAAGAGAAGAACGTAGATCAGCAATTGGCGCGACGTTCGTCGCGAGTTGCGTTGCATGACGAGCTTCGCCAACTTGCACTTCCTGAAGGCATTCCAGCCGACGTCTGGGAAATGTGGTGTGAGCACCGCGAGGCGAAGCATAAAGACGCGCCGTGGACGCGCGGCGCTGCCCGCGTGTCGATCAAAAAGCTGCTGAAGCTCGCCAGTGCCGGGCAGACGCCCGAAGTCACGGTTGAGGAAGCTGTGTTGCGCGGCTGGACGGGCCTGTTCACGGTGAAGACTGAGGGAATCGCTCAGGCCGCTAATGGCTCGCAAGCGATCGCTGCGGACTGGTGGAAGACATCGAGCGGCATCGAGGCCCGCGCAACGCAACTCGGCGTGAAGCTAAAGGACGGCGAGACGTTCATCCACTTCAAGGTCCGCGTGTTCAAGGCCGCAGGCCCGGGCGAATGGATGGAAGACATGCTGCGCACGGTCGGCCGCGAGAGCGAAGAGCGGTACGAGCAGCTCTACGCCTACTTCAACGACATCCCGCGCGACAAGAACGGCAACACGGAGGCGGCGTGAGCAAGCGAACCGCAGCCCTCCATTACCCGGAAGGAACGACGCAAGTCGGCACCGCGCGCGTGCGCGAGGACCGCGCGGTAGGGCCCGACTTCGCGCGCCGCGAACTCATGCGCCGCACCGGCAACCAGCCAACAAGCGAGTTCGACGACATCGCCTCCGGATACGACCCGTTCGCGGTTGCCCCGAAGGTTCCGGCCGCGAAGAAGAAGCCGGCGAAGTATCGCAACGAGAAGTGCGAGAGCGGCGGCGTGAAGTTCGACAGCAAGCGCGAGATGAAGCGCTGGCACGAGCTGGTGCAGATGCAGGTGCGCGGCGAGATCAGCGAGTTGGAGTTGCAGGTGCCGTTCGTCTTGGCCGAGCCAGTGGTGATCGCCGGCCGGAAGCGCCCGGCGCTGCGGTACGTGGCGGATTTTGTGTACGAGAAGGGCGGCGAGACGGTCATTGAGGACGTGAAAGGCCGCGTAACCGAGGGATACCGCATCAAGCGCCATCTGATGGCGGCGCGCGGGCTGACCATTGTCGAGGTGAAGTGATGCCAGAAAAGATGAAACGCGAGGACGGCGCTGTGAAGGGCGCGCCGTGGACGCAGGATGAACTGCGCATTCTGCGCGGATTGAAGGAGCGCGGTGCGGTTCTCAAGAAGCACATGCACCTTCTTCCCGGCAGGACATACGAAGGCGCGCTGTTCAAGCAGCGCCACATGCAATTGAAGCCGCTGCCGTCTTCGCAACGAGTCCGCAACCTGTTGTCCGACGGCGTTGAGCGCACTGGTCGGGAAATCGCCGATGCGCTCGCGATTCCGCGGAAGACGGTTTCGGATCTGCTGCGATACGCGACGGATCCGGACGGCAAGCAATGGGCGCATGTTTCGCGGATCACCGAGGGCTATCCGCAACTCGTTTATGCGATCGGTCCGGGCGAGAACGCGCGTTACGGCGATGCTATTTCCGCGAAGCTGGCCGACGAAGAAGAGAGCGACGACGTGCTTGATGCGAGATACCGCTCGAATGCCGCATGGTGGCCCTGCGCTGACCGCGTCGTCGTATCAGCAATGAACGCGATGATCTGCGCGGGGAGGGCCGCAGCATGAAGCTCTACATCGCCGGACCCATGTCCAATCTGCCCGAACTGAACTTTCCGGCGTTTTACGCGGAGGCGGCGCGTCTCCGCGCACTGGGCTTCGAGATCGTCAATCCCGCAGAGGTCGACGTCGGCCCGAATCCGACGTGGCTCTCGTGTATGCGCGCGGACATCAAGGTTCTAGTCGATTGCGACGGCATCGCGCTGCTGCCGGGCTGGGAGAAGTCGCCGGGCGCGACGCTCGAGCACACCATCGCTCGCGGGCTCGGTCTGCGCGTCATGCAGGCGCTTCACATCGTTGGCCTGGCCGGCGAAATCCCTGTGATCGCACAGGAAGCGATTGTCGAGATCATCGAAGAGATCGAAAGCGGTGCGAGCGAACAGATTGCGGAGGCGCAGTGAAGCGAAGCAAGCCGCTCGTGAGCAAGACGCCGATGAAGCGCTCGCCTTTCAAGAACACGGCCGACCGCGCGACGTCGCTGCGCCGCTCGGCGATGAAGACGCGCGTGAAGAGGCCGACCGTCGCCGAGGGCTCGAAGTATCTGACGGCGTGTCGCGGCGAGCCTTGCTACCTGAACGTCAAATGCCCGTGGACCGATTGGGCTGATCCGACCGTCGTGGACTGTCATTCGAATCAATCGAAGCACGGCAAGGGCGGCGCGCTGAAGGCGAACCACTGGTTCACGGTGCCGGGCTGCGCGGCCTGCCACGAATGGCTCGACCGCAGCGGCGCGCCGTGGGAAAAGAAATGCGCGGCATTTGACGACGCGCTCGCGCGCTGGGAGCCGGTGCGGGCTCGAAAGATGGGTCTGAAGGAGGAAGAAGGTGCGGTGCTTGATTCGAATACCGACGGACACGCGCTGGCGCACGCCGCGCGGCCGCAACGGGAAGCGGTATGCGTTGGAGCCGTTTCAACTCACGGCGGCGCTGGAGACGACGGTGTACAGGCTGGCGCGCCCGACTGTGCAGAACACGGTCCGGCCGTTTGTCTGGGTTGATGCATGGATTCCCGAGGATCGCCGGAGCGGCATTCCGATCCTCGACGACGCGTGGGTGAGGGCGGGTGTCTATCGGACACGAGCCTTCATCGACGACAACAAAAAGACTTTGGCCCCGTTCCTCGAGAGCGGATTAAACGAGATGGAAGTGGGAGATTGAGCATGAACACGACGATTCCGGACAACTTCGATGCGCTCTGGGTGGCGCTCGGCATCAAGCGCAAGAGCTGGACTGCTCCGATCCAACCGCAAAAGGTGACGAGATGATCGCCGCCGTCTCTCTCGCATCGCCGAGCACGACCGCCGCCGGCATCGTTTTCGTGTTCATGTGGACCGCTCTGTCGGTTCTCGCTGTCGCCGCGTATTCGCGCACGGAGGTGCATCAGTGAGCGCGCATGCCTACATCCAATACGCCGACGTTCCGCAGAGCCTGATCGACACGAGCAGGCAGCACATCGACGGAGTGACTGGTGCGAAGGTCATCGCCTTCGATGGTTGCCCGTTCGCCGGTCAGATCGAGAGCGATGGCGATTCGCTTGAAGTCGAGTTCCCGTTCCCTCGAAACGCCGAGCTGCGAGACAGCTTCGTCGCGTGGCTGATGAATTGGGGCATCAGTTTCATGGTGGCGATGTGAGGCGGTTCGAGTTCTTGGACCCGGCCATCGTCCTGGAGCGCAAGCAGGACGGCACGTTCTTGGGATGTGTCCAACTCGTGCTGTCCCGTTGGGGCGGCGCGCGAAAGTACGTATGCAGTAGAGGAAATCAGAAAGCGTCACTCGATTGGATCGAGATGCGCCGATGCAACAAATACGAGGCGGAGGTTGAATGAAGTTCGAGACGAACGAGGCGCGGTTCGATAACTGGGGCATGACGGTGCGCATGCCCAAATTTCAATCCGGAGTCTGCGCGCAGTGGGCGCAGCTCTATGTCGCGTTGCGCGACGCGAAGGAAGCGCCGCACGGTGTGACACCTGTCGAGAAAGACGGCTGGCTCGTCGAGGCCGCATGGTCGACGATGCCTAACCACGTGCACAAGTGGGTGTTGAAATACACCTACGTGTGGAGGATGTCGCCGGACCAGGTGCAGACCCGCATGCGCAAGCAGCACAAGGCCGTGTTGCGCGGTCGGCAGTTCGAAATCGTGCTGGCGGAAGCAGAGAATTCGCTGCGGCAACACATCTCGAAGATCCATGCGCAATCGTTCATGAAGAACTTGCAAAAGACCGGTTGTAAACCAGCGGCAACCGTCCTATAATCGCGCCAGATTACCGAATCCGCCTCGCGCGTGAGCTTTCGCTTCCCGATTGGGAGGCGAAGTCGTCGGTAGAGAAAGCCCGCCACCGAGCGGGCTTTTTGCTTTCTCGAACACGTTCCTGCGTGTCTCCTCGGCGGGGCAACTGCCCTGATTTGACGCCTCGGCTTATGCCGGGGCGTTTTCTTTTCGGAGGTTGCTATGCTGAAGTTCAATCCCGACACCAAAGTCATCTTCGACAATGACGAAGCGGCTGTCGCGCCGATCCGCGAGATCACGCGCGACGAGATTCCTGATCTGATCGCGAACGGAGCGGGCGTTGACCCGAGCGCCAACGTGGGGGAGCAAACCTCGTCGCCAGCCCAGACGGATGGCGATGCCCAGGCTGCTCAGGACCCGGCTGTGTCTGCGACCGGCTCGGATACGGAGGCTGACGCGGGAAAGCCCGTGGACGCGTCCTCGACCTCGCCCGCAGCATCCAGCGACGAATCCGCCGTAGTGAATGACGCGATCGCTGATCCGGGCGGCGCGGGATCGTCGGATCTCTACCCGACGCCCGCCGCGCCGAATCTCGATGCGCAAGCGCCTGCAAGCGTGTCGTCGGATGCCGTCCCTTTGGACGCTGGTGGCGCCGCTGATGCGGAGGCTGGCGGTGCTGAAGCGGGGGAGTCCGATGCGGCGCTTTCTGCTTCCCAGGCTGGCTCTGGCTCGGATGACCACCCGCTGACGATCATCGGCGAGATCGAAGCGCTGGTGCGGATGATCGGCAATAGCGCGGTGCACGAATACCAGCGCCTGATTCAGCGTCTGGCCGATCTCAAGAATCACCCGACCATCAAGGACGGCGAGTAATGCAGAGCCCAATCCGCATCAGCGTTCAGTCGGATCTCGACGCGCTGACGCGGAGGATCAACGATTTCGAACGCAAGCAACTGCCGTTCGCGTCCGCACAGGCGCTGACGGCAGTCGCTAAACGCGTTCAGGCCGCCGAGAAAACGGCCCTCCCGCAAGTGTTCGATCGCCCCACGCCTTTCACGGTCAACTCGATCGGGGTGAAGGCCGCGAAGAAGAACACGCAAGAGGCGATGGTCTTCGTGAAGGACATCGCCGCCGCGTATCTCGCGCCGTACGAGTTTGGTGGCACGCATAAGCTCATCGGCTCGGGCAAGACGTGGCTGAATCCGAAGGACATGGCATTGCTGAACCAGTACGGCAACTTCAGTCGCACCGCGCTGAAGCGTCTGGAGGGGCGGCCGGACATTTTCGTCGGCACGATCAAGACCGCGAGCGGCGAGGCGATTGGGGGCGTGTGGCAGCGTCCGACCGACGTGAAGGCGATCAAGCGCAGCGGCAAGCGCGGCGTCGCGATGCGCGGCGCGAACAAGACCAGTCACCTCAGACTGCTCATCCGCTTCGGTGATGCGCAGCCAGTGAAGCAGCATCTCGACTTCGGAAAGCGCGGCCGCGAGGTGGTCGCATCAACATATCGCGCCGAGTTTGCTGCGGCGTTTGCAAAGGCGCTCGCGACGGCGAGATGAAATACGAATGGATCGACTGCCGCCACCGCCTGGCCCAAAGGGAAGCTCACGTACGGGGGCTCGCATAGCGTTGCGCGTCGTCAGGAGCGCCGCTGACAGCATCGGCCTCAAGCCGGCACGCATTGAACTGCCGGACGGAACCGTGATTGCCGGCGTCACGGCGATGGCTATCGAACAGGACGGATACGGTGTGCCAGTGTTGAAGCTGAGCATCATCGACTTCGATGTGGAGATAGAGGGCAACGCAAACCACAAGTGAGCCGTGCCATGAAGATTTACACGTGCACCGATTTCACCGGTGTTTGGCCTGTAGGCGTCGCAGCGGTCGTTGTCGCAGATTGCGCGGCTGCTGCCGAGCACCTGCTCAATGTTGCATTGCGCGCTCGCGGCCTTCCGGGTGACGCAGAGGTGCATGAGGCCACTGCGATCGACGTTGACCAGCCCAGTGTCCGCATCCTCGCTGACGGCAACTATTGATGTCAGTGGCGGCGGGATGGTTGTAAAAGATGCGCGTCTGGAGGGTGGGTGGGCGAGTTTGGGAGGGGTAGTCGGTATTGTTTACAACCGGGTCCCTCTCCGCCCTTCTGCTTCGCGGGCACTGCGCGCGCGCGATCTTTCTCTAGCTACAAAAATTTGAAATTTGGGTAACACCAGCGGCGATGAATCAGAGCGAGTTTGCAACTCTCCACGGCGTCAGTCGAAAGACGGTCACAAAATGGAAGGAGCGCGGCTGGCTTGTGTTTGCGGGCGATGAAGTCGATGTCGACGCGTCAAACGCACTGCTGAAAAAGTACCGGCGCGACGGCACGCCGGCTGTTACCCCGCCTGTTACCCAAGCGCCCGCAGGTAACAAGCGCAAAACCGTTACCCAGGCGGCCAGCGAGGTAACGCTCGGCGAACGCGAGAGCGCGGCGGATGCCGCTGACCGCATCTTGTCGGGCAACGTGCAGCTGCTCGATTTCGACGAAGCGCGCTGCTTCAAAGAGAACTATCTCGGGCTGAAGGCTCAGCTCGAATACGACCGCGATTCCGGGCTGGTGATCGACGTCGCCGAAGTGGCGAAGGCCGTCGGCACCGAATACGCCAAGGTTCGAACCCGCCTGCTGTCGATTCCCGCGGAACAGGCTCCGCGTCTCCATCGGTGCAAGACGCCTGCTGAACTGCAGGACATGTTGCAGGAGGTCATCACAGAAGCACTCGAAGAACTCACTCGCGATGGAGCAGGCAACCCTAAATAGCACCCGGCGGTACGCGCGCGGCTATGCGGCGTTGCGCGCGGGTCTCGCGGCGGCGCTTCGTCAAAACCTGACGCCCCCGCCCAAGTTGACGCTGAGCGAATGGGCCGAACGCTATGCGGTGCTGTCGCGTGAGACGAGTGCGCAAACCGGCCGCTTCCGGGCGTTCGGCTATCAGAGGGGCATGCTGGATGCAGTAACCGACCCGAGCGTCGAGAAGATCAGCGTTATGAAGTCGGCGCGCGTCGGCTACACCAAGCTGATGGATCACGCCGTCGGCTTCTTCATCCACCAGGATCCTTCGCCGATTCTCGTCGTGCAGCCCCGTGTCGAGGATGCGGAGAGCTATTCGAAGACGGAAATCGCGCCGATGCTGCGCGACACGCCTGTACTGGCGGCGATCGCGGGCGATCAGAAGGCGAAGAACAGCGATCAGACGATCCTCGCGAAGACGTTCCGAAACGGATCGAGCCTGACGCTCGTTGGGGCGAACAGCCCAGCGGGCTTCCGGCGGATCACCTCGCGCGTCGTGATGTTCGACGAGGTTGACGCCTATCCGGTCGACGGCGCAGGCAACGAAGGCGATCAGATCGCACTCGGCACGAAGCGGTCGGAGACGTTCTGGAATCGCAAGATCGTGCTCGGCTCGACGCCGACGGTAAAGGGCTATAGCCGGATCGAGAAGAGCTTCAACGAGAGCGATCAGCGCTATTTCTTCGTGGCCTGCCCGCATTGTGGCGAGCGGCAAGTGCTCGAATGGGGCAGTCCCGAAACGCCGTACGGCATGAAGTGGGACAAGGACGAGCACGGCAACGGCATCCCGGAAAGCGTCTATTACGTCTGCCGACACAACGGCTGCATCATCCACGAGGCCGACAAGGCCGACATGGTGACGAACGGCGAATGGCGCGCGACGAAGCCGTTCAAGGGGCATGCCGGCTTTCACATTTGGGCCGGATACAGCCTCTTTCCCAACGCGTGCTGGTCGAACCTCGTTGCCGAATGGCTCCGAGTGAAGGACGACCCGCTCGCGCGGCAGACGTTCATCAACCTCGTGCTCGGCGAGCCGTATGAAGATCGCGGCGACCGCGCGTTGAGCGAGTGGCGGCTGGCCGCTCGGACGGAAGTCTGGGATGCGGAAGTGCCCGACGGCGTCGGCCTGATCACGGTCGGGGGCGACGTACAGGACGACCGCGTCGAACTCGAAACGATCGGCTGGGGGCACAACGAGGAAAGCTGGTCGATCGACCACGCGGTCATCGAGGGCGACCCAGAGGGCGCGGAGCTATGGAAACGCGTCGACGAGTATCTGAAGCGGGTATGGCGGCGCGCGGACGGTCGAGGCTTCGCAGTCTCCGCCGCGTGTATCGACTCAGGCGGTCACCATACGCAGAAGGTGTACGAGTTCGCGAAGGCGCGACTCGGGCGCCGCATCTGGGCGATCAAGGGCGAGTCGGCGCGCGGCGGCGCGAGGTCACCTGTCTGGCCGACGAAGCGGCCGTCGTCGCGAACGAAATCGACGTTTCGGCCGGTCATCATCGGCGTGAACGCGGCAAAGGATGTGATACGCGAGCGGTTGCGGCGCGACCCCGAAGATAACGACGGCGTGCTCACATACCCGGCCGGGTACATGCACTTCCCGACGGACCGCGACATCAACTACTTCGCGCAGCTCATCTCCGAGCGCTCGGTGACGAAGTTTGCCAACGGGCAGAAGTTTCGGGTGTGGGAGTTGCCGCCTGGCCGCGCGAACGAAGCGCTCGACATTCGGGTGTACGGCTATGCCGCGCTGTGCGGCCTGATGCACATGGGCCTGAAGTTGAACCGGCGCGTCGAAGCGGTGCAGGCGGATCCGTCCGATCTTCTGCCGCCTGCTCCGGAGACGCGGCAGGAGGTCGAGCTCGATGTGGTGAGCGCGGCGCGGCCCGTACGCCCAGACGGCCCGATCATCAAACAGGCACAGCCTGAGAAACGCTCTCGGATCCGGCGGCTCGCCGGCTGAAGCATAGGAGAACCACTTTGCGATGCTTCGACCCGAGCCGCAGCCTGCTCGCCGGCATGGATCAGACAGCGCTGCGGCAGTCACTCGCCAACGCGCAGCAGATCTACATCCAGTTGTCGACGGGCGCGCAGGGCGAGTCTTACTCGTACACACAGGGCGACGGTACGCGCTCGGTCACGTACACGCGCGCAAATCTCGCGGAATTGGCTGCGGCAATTCAGTTGATGCAGGCGCAGCTCGGCATCGTCTCGTCGCCCCGCAGAGCGAACCGAATTACCTTCACACGGCGATAACGCATGGAATCGAACGTACAGCTACTTGGTCCGGACGGGAAGCCGCTGCCGGAGCGCAAGAGCCGTGCGCTCGCGCTGAACGGCAGCTATAGCGGGTACGGCAGCACCAGCGCATTCGATGCGGCGGACATGTCCAGTCAGCACATGCGGGACTGGAACCCGGTGCTTTGGTCGCCGGATGGCGAACTCAACCCGTATCGCGATCGCATCGTCTCGCGCGTGCGCGATCTGGTGCGCAACGATGGTTGGGCGAGTGCGGCGGTCACGCGCACGCTCGACAATGTGATCGGCGCAGACTTCCGACCGATCTCGAAGCCGGACCACCGCGCGCTCGCTGCGATGACCGGCAACAAGGCGTTCGACCACATGTGGGCGGACGAATTCGGTCGCGCACTGGAGGCCGGATGGCGCACATGGTCGGAAGATCCGGCGCATTTCTGCGACGCGCAGCGCAAGCTGACGATCCCGCAGATGATGCGCGTGGCCTTCCGCCACAAGATCGTCGACGGCGATGCTCTGGCGATCCTTCAGTGGATGCCGGAGCGCCTGCCGCGCGGCGCGCGCTACGCGACCGTGCTGCAGCTGATCGACCCTGACCGCTTGTCGAACCCGCAACAAAATTTTGACCGCCAGACGATGCGCGGCGGCGTCGAGGTTGATGAATATGGTGCGCCGGTGGCGTATCACATTCGAAGGGCGCACCAAGGCGACTGGTTCAGCGGCGGAAAGCAGGTGACGTGGGAGCGGATCGCTGCCGAAACAGATTGGGGGCGTCCGATCGTCGTTCACGACTATGACTTCGACCGCGCGTCGCAGCATCGCGGCGGCGCGGGCATCCTGACGCCCGTGCTGCAGCGGCTGAAGATGCTGATCAAGTACGACGGCACCGAGCTCGACGCAGCAATCATCAATGCGATCTTCGGCGCCTACGTCACGAGCCCGTTCGACAAGCAGCTCGTCACCGAGGCTCTTGGCGATGGTGAAGACGCGGTCGACGGATACAACGGCTATCAGGACGCTCGCGCAGAGTTCCACGACAAGACCGATCTCCGTCTCGGCGGCGCGCGGTTGCCGATCCTGTTCCCTGGCGAAACGATTAACACGGTGTCGGCTACCCGGCCGGCGGGTAACTTCGCCGAGTTCGAGAACGCCATGCTGCGCAACGTCGCGGCGGGCACCGGCATGTCGGCACAACAGATCACCCAGAACTGGGCAGATGTGAACTACTCGTCCTATCGAGCGGCGGCGCTGGAGGCGTGGAAGACGTTCGACCGCCGCCGCAGCGACTTCGGGCGCGGATTCGGGCAGCCCATTCTGTGCGCGATGGTCGAGGAAATGATGGACATCGGCGAGCTTCCGCTTCCGTCTGGCGCGCCCGAGTTCGCAATGGCGCGCGCGGCATATACGCGTGCATGGTGGATCGGTCCGGGCCGCGGCTACGTTGATCCGATGAAGGAACGGCAGGGTGCGGCGCTCGGCATCGAGTCCGGACTGTCGACGCTTGAAGACGAATCGGCGCAGCTGTCGGGCAACGATTGGCGCGACAACATCGACCAGCGGGCGGTCGAGATCCAGTACATCAAGGATCGCGGCATTCCTCTTCCCTCGACACTGAAAGAAGACGCGACGGCGGACGAGGTAACACAGGAGCCGAAGGCGCAATGACATTGGAGAGGCTATGCACGGCCAATTGGCGTTTCTGAGCCAGCGGATGTTCAACACTCCGCTGGCGATCAAGCGAGAGAAGGCCGAAGTCGTTATGGCTTCTCTTGCCGACCGGCTCGGTATCTCGCACATCGGGCGTCTCGATGGATCGACCATCAGCCCGATGGCGTTCGGCGCGTGGGACGACGAATACGAGTCCGACACCCGCGCCGGGCGCGTGGTCGATCCCGGCTACGACATGATTGCCGACACCGGCATCGCGATGATTACTGTGCGCGGAACGCTCGTCCAGAAGCTCCGGTCGCTGCGGCCGTACTCCGGCATGACAGGATACGACGGGCTTCGGCAGAGCATTCTGTCCGCTCATGCCGATCCAGGCGTGCGCGCGATCGTGTTCGACATCGATTCCCCGGGCGGCGAAGTCGCCGGATGCTTCGACCTGGTCGATACGGTGTATGCGTTGCGCGGCGACAAACCGATGTGGTCGATTCTCTCCGAGTCGGCGTACTCGGCGGCGTATGCGCTCGCGAGCGCGACCGACAAGATCATCGTCCCGCGCACGGGCGGTGTCGGTTCGATCGGCGTGATCACGATGCACGTCGACTGGTCGAAGGCCCTCACGGCGTCTGGCTATCAGGTCACGTTCATAACGTACGGCGATCGCAAAGCGGACTTCCATCCGGAGATTCCGCTCTCGAAGGAAGCATTCGAAGCCGCGCAGGCCGACATCAACACCATGGGCGAACTGTTCGTAAGCACGGTCGCCCGTAACCGGAATCTCGCGCCTGACGCAGTGCGCGAGATGCAGGCCGCCTGCTTCATGGGCGAAAACGGCGTCAGCCGAGGGCTTGCAGACGCAGTGATGGCGCCAGATTCGGCGCTCCTGGCCTTGCTAGCCGAGCTGGCCTAAACAACACTCTCACGAGGTATGCAATGAGTTTGAAAAAGACCCTTGCGGGCGTGGCGCCGTTTGCCCACCTGCTGAGCCGTGCCGGCGCCGCGCGCGCCGAACAAGAAGACGACGAGCGCAAGCAGCGTGAGGACGAGTCCGACGAGGACTATGCGAAGCGCATGGAAGAGCTCGACGACAAGGAAAAGGCCGAAGAAGAAAAGCGCAAGGAAGAAGGGGCCAAGAAAGCGAAGGCGGACGACGTCGACGGTGACGACACCGAGGCGGAGGACGGCGACGACGAAACCGACGACTCCAAGAAGGCCGCTCGCGCGACTGAGCGCGCACGCTGCGCGCGAATCTTGGCGTACGGCATTGCGACCGGCAATGTCGAGCAAGCCGCAAAGTTCGCGTTCAACACGAAGCTGTCGTCGGCAGACGCGATCTCGATCCTCGGCTCCGGCGCCCGTGCTGCTGCCCCGGAGGCCGCCGCTCCGGCGGCGCAGCAACGCAAGTCGCTCGATGAGCGGATGGCTCACGCGCGGCCGGCGAATCCCGGCGCGTCGGGAGGCGCTCCCGCCGAACCGACGCTTGCAGAACGAATTGTTGCGGCAGGTAAGCTGCGCCGCGGTGAACAGTAACCCCTCCCCAAACCCGGAGAAACTCAGATGGCATTGACTCCTACCACGGTCGGGGAGAACCCCCAAGTCCCGTCGGCATCCGCACAGACCTTCGTCCCCGATCAGCTAATCGCGGGGCCGAAGCAACTCGTCACCCGCAACGTCACGATCACGGGCGGCCCGTTCGTGCGCGGCACGGTGCTCGGCAAGATTACGGCGAGCGGCAAGTACACCGTCGCGCTGTCGGCTTCGTCCGATGGTAGCCAGACGCCGACGGCGATCTTGGCCGACTACGCCGACGGCAGCGCGGGCGACGTAGTCGCAGGCGTGTATCTCGAAGGCGAGTTCAATGTCAACGCGGTGACGCTCGGCACGGGCATCACGTCGACGGCTGCTCAAGACGCGCTGCGCCCGCTCGGCATCCACCTCAAGTCCTCGGTCTCGGCTGCTGACCCGAGCTAAACCCTCAACTGAACTGATGTGAAGGCCCCGCCACCGAGCGGGGCTTTTTCATTTGGGCCACACACTCGGAGAGAGCAATGCCCGGAAACTTGATTTACGACACCAACACCCTGGTCGGGGTCGTGCAGAACCTGAAGATGGCGCAGAGCTGGTTGCTGGACCGCTTCTTCCCGAACATGATCCCGGCAGACAGCGAGTTCGTCTCGATCGACGTGGACGTCGGCAAGCGTCGGATGTCGCCGTTCTGCTCGCCGCTGGTTGAAGGCAAACTCGTCGAGAGCCGCCGCTACCAGACGAACACCTTCAAGCCGCCGTACATCAAGGACAAGCGCGCACCGGACCTGCGCAAGCCTGTTCGCCGGATGATCGGCGAGCGCATCGGCGGCGAGTTGTCGCCCGAAGTTCGTGAGCAGATGAACCTCGAGTTCGAGCTCAACGATCAGATCGATATGCTCACGCGTCGCATGGAGTGGATGGCGGCGCAGGTGTTGGTAACCGGCACGCTCACGGTTTCTGGCGAAGGCTTCCCGACGACCGTGATCGACTTCGGCCGCGACGGTTCGTTGACGATCGCTCTGACGGGCGGCGCGCAGTGGACGGCTGCAAACATCGCCGCTGGTACGGCGAATCCGACCGGCAATATCGAAACGTGGCAGCAGCAGATCCTGAAGTCGTCGGGCGCAGTCGCAACCGACATCGTCTTCACCCCGAAGGCGTGGAACGGTTTCAAGCTCGACCCGACGCTGAAGGGGGCGATCTACTATCCGGCGTTGGGCCAAAACGGCAACGTCGTGAACGTAGGCGCACAGATCCAGCGCGGTGCCGTGTCGAAGGGAGTGTGGGGGCAGTACAACCTCTGGCTCTACAACGACTGGTACGTCGACGACAACAACGTCGAGCAACCGATGCTTCCGGATGGCTCGCTCATCATGACGGGCCCGGATCTCGATGGCACCCGCGCCTTCGGTCAGATCATCGATCCGGCGTTCAACTACGCTTCGCTGCCGTTCGCGCCGAAGACGTGGTTGAAGGACGACCCGGCGCAGCGCTTCCTGATGATGCAATCGGCTCCGATCATCATCCCGAGCCGCGTGAACGCCGCGCTCGCTGCGACCGTCGCGTGAGGTGACTGATGGCTACCAACGAAAAGATGGTTGAAGCCGTCGTCGCGCGCAATCGCACGATCCATGACCGCGTGAAAAGCGGCGACGAAGTTGTCGACGTCATCCGCACCACTGGTCAGAAGGTGAAGCTGCCCGAGTCCGAAGTCAAGCGCTTGCGCGATCTCGGCTACCTCGTTCCCGAGAAGGTCGAGGAAGTGAAGCTCGAAGGCGCGCAGATCACTGGCGGCCAGGTGTCGATCAACGAGTCGGAGTGACCGATGGACTGGGACGACATCGTCGACGGCAAGATCCTCGGTCCTTTGATGGCGCAGTTCGGGACGGCGATCACCTATATGCCTGCCCACGGTGGCTCGTTCCAGATCACCGGTGCCTATGACAAGGCGTTCTTCGGCGTCGATCCGGTGACCGGGTCGACGGTCGTCACGCAGCAGCCGACGGTCGGAATTCAGGTCTCGCAGTTCCCCGTCGAGCCGCAGCAGTACGACACGCTGATGATCAACAAGACGGGCGAGCAGTTGCAGGTGCGCGAGGTCCATCTCGATGGCCACGGCGGCGGCCGGCTCATGCTCAACGTTCCGGGGCAAACCGATGCCTGATCAAACCGGCCGCGCGCAATTGCGCGGTGTTCTGCTCTCGATCTTGCAGACGATCCCGGGCGTGACCGTGTATTCGCCAGGCGACTGGAACGTGGCGGCGCCCAAGCTGCCAGCGATCAAGTTACGACCGGCAAAAGAACGCAAGCAGTCGAACGGCAGAAATGGCCCGACCGCGTTCACCACGATAGCCGCCTTCGAGATCAAGGCAGAGGTGTCGGCTGCATCGGGCCCGGCCGCGCTTCTCGCTCTGGAGACGCTCGGCGCCGAGATCGAAGAAGCGGTATTCAAGAGCATTCCGTTGCGCCGCATTGTGCAGGACTTCTCATTCTGCGACACCGAAACGGAAGTGACCGCTGATGGCTCGACGCACGTAGGCGGCCTCTCGGTCCTGCTGGGCGTTGAGTTCGTCGAGACGTTCTATCCCGACATCAACACGCAGTTGCTTGCAATGGACGTGACGGCGGACCTCACGAACGTCGCCGATCCGAACGGCACATATCCGAACCCGCCATTCCCCGACGCTGTTACGCCGGCTCCGCGCACGCAGGGCCCCGACGGCCGCGCGGAAGGCGAGGTCAACGTTCAATTTCCTCAATAGGAGCGACGAATGATCGTCAAACCTGCACCGGGCCTCAAAGTGCGGCATCCGGTTACGAAGCAGTTGCTGCCCGACGAAGGCATCGAAGTGCCGGACGGCGACATCTTCTGGACCCGCGTGCTCAATGACGGTGACGTCGTCGAGGTAAGCGCGAAGGAATTTCATGCGGCGCAAGAGAGAGCGGAGGCCGAAGCCGAGGCTGCGCGTGAAGCGCAGGCCAAAGCCGCCGCTGACGCAGATGCTGCGTCGAGCGATCAACCGGCAGCCAATGCTGCGGCAACTGATGAAGAGGTCGGAAAGCAATGACCATTCCGTTCAAGCAGATCCCGCAGAACATCCGCACGCCGCTGTTCTTCGCCGAGATCGACAACTCGCACGCGAACTCCGCTGTTGCGAACCAGCGCGCGCTGCTCATCGGTCCGATGACGTCGGCTGGCATCGCGACGCCGAATGTACCGCTCATCTCGTCGGGCACGGGCGACGCGAACGTCCAGGCTGGCGCGAACAGCGTGCTCGCATTGATGACGGCCGCATATCGCCAGAACGATCAATTCGGCGAACTCTGGTATCTGCCGGTGCAGGATGCGGCGGGCGCGGTCGCAGCGACCGGTTCGATCGCTTTCACGTCGGCGCCGACGGCAAATGGCACGATCTCGCTCTATATCGCCGGTCAGCTTGTCACCGTGCCGGTGACGGCGGGCCAGACGACCGCGCAGATTGCGACCGCCGTCGCTGCGGCGATCAATTTGATCCCGTCGATGCCCGTCACAGCAGCCGCATCGACGAGCACCGTAACGCTGACGGCCGACAACAAGGGCCTCGTCGGCAACGACATCGACGTCCGCTTCAATTACATCGGCACGACGGCTGGCGAGGCGCTACCGACCGGCCTCGCCGCCACGATTACGGCGATGGCGGGTGGTACGACGAACCCGACGCTCACGACGGCGCTCGGCAATCTTCAGGATATGCCGTTCGACTTCATTGCGTGCGCGTTCACCGATACGACGTCGCTCGACGCGCTGAAGGCGTTCCTGAACGACTCGACCGGCCGTTGGAGCTGGCAGCAGCAGGTGTACGGCCACGTGTTTGTCGCATATCGCAGCACCTGGGCGGGTCTCACCACTTTCGGCACGTCGCGCAATAACCAGCACGAGTCGATCATGGGCTTCAACGATTCGCCGACGCCCGCATGGCAATGGGCGGCGGCAATCGCGGCGGTGACCGCGGTGAGCGTGCGCGCTGATCCCGGCGTCCCGATGCAGACCGTCGCGCTGACCGGCGTGCTTGCGCCGCCGCTGCAATCGCGTTTCAACCTGAGCCAGCGCAACACGCTGCTCTATGACGGCATCGCCACCTTCACGGTTGGCGATGACGGCACGGTCGCGATCGAGAACCTGATCACGAGCTATCAGACGAACGCGTTCGGGCAGCCGGACAACAGCTATCTCGAAGTCGAGACGATGTTCCTGCTCGCGTACGTGCTGCGTCGTCTGCGCACGCTGGTGACGTCGAAATATGCGCGCGTGAAGCTGGCGGCGAACGGCACGCGATTCGGACCGGGCGCCGGTATCGTGACGCCGAACATCATCAAGGCTGACCAGATCGCCGAATACCAGGCGATGGAGTACGAAGGCTACGTGCAGGGCAGCGATAAGTTCGCTCAGTCGATCATCGTCGAGCAGAACGCGCAGAACCCCAATCGCGTCGACGTCCTCTGGCCGGGCACGCTGATCAATCAGTTGCGGATCTTCGCACTGCTCGCGCAGTTCCGTTTGTCCACCAGCCAGACGTAAGCAGTTCGCCAACGCTGTGAGCCGCCCACGATCGGGCGGCTTTTTCTTTTGTGGAGAAGCCAACGATGGCGAACAACACGAATTTCATCGCCGGCACCGCGTACATCACGATCGACGGCGTCAACTACCAACTCGAAGGCGAGCTTCGGTATGACGTCGGCACCGTGACGCGCGAGTCGCTCGGTGGGCAGGACACCATTCACGGCTTTAGCGAGAAGCCGAAAGCACCGTCGATCTCGGCATCGATCCGTGATTCGGGCGGCGTCAGTCTCGCTGCGATCAACGCTATGCGCAGCAACACGGTCGTCCTCGAGCTTGCAAACGGGAAGACGATCATCGGCCGCAACATGTGGACGGTCGAAGCGCAGGAAGTCGACACGACCGAAGCGAAGTTCACGGTCAAGTGGGAAGGCCTGCAGGGCTCGGTCACGGAGCAGTAATCGATGAACGACACAAAAACCATCCAGCTGCGCAAGGCGCTGAGCTACGGCAAGGGCGATCAGGCCAAGACAGTCGACTCGATCACGCTGCGCGAGCCGACCGCTGGCGAATACGAAAAGGCGGAAAGCGCGGCCGGCGTGTATGGGCTCCAGATCGCTCTGATCGCACTGCTCAGCGGCGTACCGGTCGACGTGATCGACCAGATGTACACGAGCCAAATCGACGAGGCGGCCGACTTCATCGGCTCCTTCGGGAAGGAAGCGATCAGCGGCATGAAGCCGAGCTCCGACGAATTCGAGCTCGTCTTGCAATCGCCGGTGAAGCTCACGGCCGACGACAGCCCGCTGAATGTCGCGTCGCTTGAACTGTGCGAGCCGACGAACCAGCAGAAGCGCAAGGCGTCGGCAGCCGGCGGCACGTTTGCGTCGAGTATCGCTCTGATCAGCATCGTGTCGAAGGTGCCGAAGAACGCCGTGCGCGCGCTGACCGCGCGTGACTTCATGGCCGCGTGCGCGTACTTCAACGGTTTTCAGCTTCGGCGGACAGCGGACTCGGACGACTGATTGCCGCCGTCACGGCCATGCCGGAAGGCTGGGATGACGTCCTCGCAGACCTCACCCATTTCATGCGGTGGGGGCCGAACGACGCCGACGGCATGACGTTTTCCGAGACTTTGCGCTGGCTTGACCAGGCCAAGCGCATGAAACAACAGATTGGAGCAAAGGCATGAACATTGGAGGCGGCGCAGGCGCAGTGCTCGGCACCACCTCGGGCATCTCCAATCTGGCGAGCTCGCTGGCGGCGCGACTTGGCGGCTCGGCGGGATCGTACTTCGATCAGTTGCGGCCCGCTTCATTCCGCGGCGTGCCGTTCGTATCGCTCGGCGGCGAAGGCGGCTTCGGTCGCCGGAACGAGCTGCACGAATACCCTCTGCGCGACACGCCGTGGGTCGAGGATCTTGGGCGCGGGACGCGTCGCTTTCGCGTCTTCGGGTTCGTCGTTGGCGACGACGTCATCGCGCAGCGCGACATGCTGATTGCAGCATGCGAGAAGGAAGGCGCGGGCTCGCTCGTGCATCCGACGTATGGTCGGCGAGACGTCAGCCTGATGGATAGCCGCTGGATCGAGCGGTGGGAGAAGGGCCGATACTTCGAGTTCGAGTTCGAATTTATCGAAGGCGGCCCTCGTGTCTTCCCGGCGACCTCGGTGGCGGGCGGCAGTCTTGTCGGAAACGCCGCGAGCGGCTTGAACATCGCGGCTGCTCTCAATTTCGCCCGGACGGCGCTCACAGCGATCGCGTACGGTGCAGCGGTGCTTGGATCAGCGGTGAGCACGGCCGTCGGCTGGTACACGGCTGCGAAGAATTTTGTGGGCGACGCACGGAACCTGTTCAAGCTTCTGACGAATCTACCGGGTGACTTCGGCCGATTCGCTGGCAGCGCGACGGTGCCGACGTTCAGCAAGTTTCCGAGTTCGTCGGTCGATACGAGCGGCGCGACCGTCGAAAGCCTGACACAGGCGGCGACCCTCGCGCGCGCGAATCTCGACGCGGCCTCGGCGACCCTCGACGCGGCGGCACGGAATCTGGACGCTTCGACGATCGACGATTTCACCGCTGCGGTACAGGGTGTGACGAGCGCGATGCTGGCGGCGACGCCGGATCCGGCTGATTCAATGCGCTTGCTCGCGTCGTTGGCTGCTTATGACCCTAGCGGCGCAACAACGGCGTCGACGATCGGCACTGCGATGGCGACGATGCAGTCAGCCTGCTCGGATCTGTTCCGACGCGCGACCATCGCTTCGATCGCTGTCGCGGCATCGAATTACGAGCCTACGTCGAGCGATGACGCGGCGCGCGTGCGCGGTCAGGTGCTCGACTTGATCGACGCCGAGATGACGGTTTCCGGCGATCAAGGCGACGACGAGACCTATGAGGCTCTGAGATCGCTCCGGCAAGCCGTTGTATCGGATTTGAATCAGCGCGGCGCGAGCCTGCCGGCGATGCGGACATTCGTGTTCGCAACGCCTCTGCCATCGCTGACCCTGGCGAATCGCATCTATCGCGATGCGTCGCGAGCGGACGAGCTCGTTTCTCAAGCAGATCCGGTTCATCCCGCATTTTTCCCGACGAGCTTCAAGGCACTGGCAACCTGATCCATGGCAAACAACCTGACGATCGTAATCTCGGCGCTCGACAGGACGGGCTCAGGCTTCGCTTCGGCGAACCGGAACCTTCGTGCCATCGATCAGGCGATGATGCGCACGACGCGCTCTTCACAGCGCATGACGGCAGTGCAAAGCTTTGTGACCGGCGCGACGCGCGCGAGCGCTCTCAGCGGCGCGTTGCTCGCGGGCGTCGTGGGCGCGGCCGCGCTCGTCACGTCGAAGATCCTTTCGATCGAATCGGCATGGGCGAACACCGTCCGCAGCGTCAGTAACAAGTCGCTGACGCTCGGCATCGACGCGAAGCAGCTGTTCGGCATCCAGAACGCGGCGAAGTCCGTAGGACTGAGCGCCGAGCAGGCGACGTCTTCAGTCGAAGGCGTTACGCGCGGGTACTACGAGTCGACGCAGGGTCGCGATCCGCAGAAGCGGATGATCTATCAGGCCTATGGCATCAATGGCCTCGACGAGCGCGGCCAGTTCAGTTCCGAGCGCCTGCTCGAGCAGATCGCTGCGGCTGGCGAAAGCGTGAACAGTCGGAACGGCCCGCTCGCTCGCCATCGCCTGTTTGAAGCGCTCGACGCTGGCGGCTTGGAAGATCTGCTGAACAAGGGCGCCGGCAGTGTGCGCGATCGCTATACGCGCGGCGTCGCGCTCGCCCCGAGCGAGGACGATATTCGCCACGCGAACGATTACGCGGAAGCGATGGCGAGGCTCGACGCGCAGTTCGACAAGACGAAGCAGACGATACTCGGCGGCCTTGCCCCGGCGCTGACGACCTTCCTGGAAGGCGTCGAGCGCGTCATTGCGCGCGTGAACGGGCAGGACTATGTGCCGACGCGCTGGAATGGCAGCAGCTACGTCCCCGCGTCGTCACCGGATGCGCCGCCCGCGGCGAACCTTGGCGACCGGGCGATCGATGGACTTGAGAAGTTCGGCAACTACCTGCGCGGGAACGGCGCGCGCACGAACGCCCAGGTCGGTGCCGAGCCGAACGCCAACGTCCCGGCTGCCGTCTCGTTCTTCGAATCGCGCGGTTGGTCGCGCGCGCAGGCAATTGGGATCGTCTCGAACCTGCAGCACGAGAGCGGCATCGACCCGGCGGCGAGCGGCGATAACGGCAAGGCGTACGGCATCGCGCAGTGGCATCCGGACCGCCAAGCCGCGTTTCAGCAATGGGCGGGCAACTGGATCGGCAATTCGACGCTCGAGCAACAGCTCGGGTTCGTCGATTACGAACTGCGGCGCGGCGGTGAGCAGAGGGCGGGTGCAGAGTTGGAAATGGCGCGCACGCCTGGTCAAGCGGCCGATGTCGTTTCGCGGCTGTACGAGCGGCCTGCCGCCGCAGCCGCAGAAGCCGCTGCACGCGCTGCGACTGCGAATCGCATCGCGGGCCTCTATTCGAGTGGACAAGGTGCAGACTCTTCGCAACAGGACGCAGCGCCGGCGCGCTCGGACGGTGAACTACGCGTGAAGGTCGAACTCGGCAACCTGCCGAAGGGTTCGCGCGCTGAAGTCTCGGGCACGCCTAACGTGAAATCGACGGTGGAGCGAGGCTCGACCGGCTCAACCAGTCAATTCGCGCTTGGGGCGACGTACTGATGAATTCGCTCGTTGTGACATTGCCGGAATCGAAGATCTCGATCACCGGATGGAAAGGCGTGCGCGTTACGCGCTCGATTGAGAGTTGCACCGGCTCGTTCGTGCTGGAGATGACGGAGCGCTTTCCAGAAGAGGTTGATGAGACTTCGCTGATCGGAGGCGCGCCAATTCAGATCGCGATCGACGCAGACAATCTGCTGCTCACGGGGTATGTCGATACTGTCGAGTACATCATCACGCCGCACGAGCATCTAGTCCGCGCGACGGGTCGCGGCAAATGTCAGGATCTGATCGATTGTAGTGCGCCGGTCGATCGCATTCTGGCGAATAGCCGAATCGATGCTGTATGCCAGTCGTTGCTGAAAAACTTCGAGATCGATGTGGTGGTTTCAGCAAGCCTGAAGGCGGTTATCGACGAGTTGCCCACGATACCTTTTCAGTTGATCTCGATCACAGAGACGCCGTGGGAGATCATCGAGCGCTGTTGCCGGTATAGCGGCGTGCTCGCGTTCGAGCTCGAAGACGGCTCCCTGTGCCTCGCGTTGGCCGGCGACGCGCTCGGTTCGAGCGGGCTTGAAATCGGGAAGAACGTCGAATCGGCGGTGTCGGTGAAGAGTTCGCTTGGACGGTTCTCAAGCGTCTCGGGCGTGCTGACGAACTACAACAATGCGACCGACATCGGCGTCAACCTGCTGCCCGAATATACGGCGTACGACTCGGGCGTTAAGCGGTATCGCCCGAGGTTCATCGTGTCCGAGCAGCCTTCGTCAGACCGAACGTATCTCGAACGGCGTGTCGACTGGCAGATCGCGCGTGCGTATGGCATGTCGCGACAGGTGCGCGTGCTGGTGGACAGTTGGACCGATTCGAGCGGCTCGCCCTGGTATCTGAACTATCAGGTTCCGGTGACGATGCCGCTGCTAAAGATCCCGGAGAAGACGCTCTTACTCATCACCGAGATCAGCTTCATTCTTGACGAGAACGGAACTCATACCGAGCTTCTGCTTGCGCCGCGGCAGGCCTACCTGCCCGAACCGCTCGTTCTTCAACGCATCGATCCGGACATCGCGCCGGCCTAAGGACCTTGAATGCTCGACGCACTTAACGCGCTCTCGCGGCGGATACGTCTGTTTGTGAGCCGCGCGGTGATCTCGTACGTCGATGACACACGAACGGTCCAGTACCTGCAGGCGAAGATCAACGCGCTGGAGACGGTTGGCGACATACCGCGCTACGTCGAATATGGGCTGTCATCCAATCCTCCGCTTGGCTCCGAGGCCCTCATCGTATTCGGCAATGGGGAGCGCACGAACGGCATTGTGATCGCCACTTCGAACGCGAAATATCGCGTTACTGCGCTGGCGAGTGGCGAGGTCGTGGTGCACGACAACACTGGGCAGAAGGTCTATCTGTCGCAGGCAGGCATGGTGCTCGATGGCGGCGGAAAGCCTGTGACGATCACGAACACGCCCGAGATCGACGCTGACACGCCGTTGCTGAAATGCAAGGGCGACATCATCGACAACTACGAAACGAACACGCGAACGGTTGCGGGAATGCGCCAAGTCGCGAACCTGCATACGCACCCGATCGTGAACGTACAGACCGGCGGAAGCACGATCAACACGCAGCCGCCGACGCAGCCGGAGTAATAGATGCCTGACATCAGCATTGTCTGGGATACGGCGAACAGCCGTGGCGACTGGCAGCAGCTCGGACCTGACCTGCTCACAGGCAACGATCTGCAAACTGCAGTATTGCTGAGCCTCTTCACCGATCGCGCGGCGAATGCCGACGACGTCATTCCTGACGGCACCGGCGATCCGCGCGGCTGGTGGGGAGACCTCGACGAGGATAGCCCCATCGGCTCCCGTTTGTGGCTGCTCGATCGATCGAAGCAGACTCAAGAGGTGCTCAACAACGCGCGCGACTACATCGTCGAAGCGCTGCAGTGGCTCGTTGATGATGGCGTCGTCGCGAGCATGGATGTTCAGACGGAATGGACGCGCGACACGTTTTTGGGCGCGCAGATCACGCTCTATCAACCGGCCGGGCCCAGCGTCTCCCTGACTTACGCATGGGCGTGGCAACAGCTCACTTGATATGCCATTCCAAAGAAAAACGCTCTCCACCTTGATCAGCGAGGTGGCGGCCGACATCAACTCGGCCTTACAAGGTGCGGATGCGACGCTGCGTCGTACCGTACTGAAGGTGGTCGGAAAGGTGCAGGCAGGGATGTCGAACCTGCAGATGGGCTACCTCGACTGGATTGCGAAGCAGGCGGTTCCGTTTACTGCGGAAGACGAGTATCTCGAAGGTTGGGCGGCGCTCAAGAAGGTCTATCGTAAGGCCGCGACGCCGGCGCAGCTGACTGCTTCGTTCGCGGGCGTTACGGGAACTGTGCTGAATGCCGGGACGCCGGTCACGCGCGGCGATGGGGCTGCGTACACGACAGCCTCGACAGCTACTGTAGGCGTAGGTGGCTCGCTGTCCGTGAGCATCGTAGCGACCTCGGCGGGCGCAGACGGTAACGCTGATCCGGGCACGGCAGTAGCGCTCGGCGTTGCGGTGTCGGGTTTGCAGTCGTCTGGAACGATCACTGGCACGGTCGCCTCTGGGTCGGACATCGAAGATAACGATAATCTGCGCACGCGAATGCTCGCTGCATATCAGAACACGCCGCAGGGTGGTGACTTGAACGACTATGTCGGATGGGCACTTGCTGTTGCCGGTGTGACGCGCGCGTGGTGTGCGCCGAATGGTTTCGGCGCTGGCACGGTGGTGATCTACACGATGTGGGATGCCGCCGAGGCTTCACACGGCGGATTCCCTCAAGGCACCAACGGGTGCTCGCAGTACGACAAAGGACCGGGCGGCACGCCGCGAGGCACAGTCGCAACCGGCGATCAACTCGTCGTCGCAGATACGCTAGTGAACGAGCAGCCGGTGACCGCGCTGGTGTATTCGTGCGCGCCTCTCGCAAATAACCTGACATTCACCCTTTCAGGGCTGACGAGCACGTCAACTGCGACTCGCGCGGCGATTTCTGCGGCGATCTCCGATGTCCTGTTTCGGAACGGCGACCCGCGCGCGGGCACGATCAACCGCTCTGACATCGAATCCGCGATCGCGTCTGTCTCGGGCACGAGCGGCTTCGTCATCACCCTGGTTCAAGGCGTGGTCGGAGCAACGACGACGACTTACCCCGGCAATATCACGAGCGGCTTCGGGCAGCTTCCGGTGCTTGCCGCCGTGAACTACGTTTGAGGCGCCCATGCTTGCACCGAACTTCAAGGCAGCGGATTTTCTCGCTGCGATGCAGGCGCTGTTGCCGCGCGGTCGAGTGTGGCCGCGCGACCCGGATGCCGTGCAGACGAAGGTGCTGTCGGGTCTCGCGCCGTCATACGAGCGTCAGACCGCTCGCGCGAATTACCTGCTGATCGACGCGTTCCCATCGACGACGTACGAGCTCCTGCCGGAATGGGAATCGACGCTTGGTCTACCTGACCCGTGCGCTGGCGCCGCGCCAACGATTCCCGCGCGCCGGGCGCAGGTTGTTGCACGTCTCACTGCAGTGGGCGGCTCATCGATTGCGCAGCTGACAGCGTTCGCGGCGTCGCTTGGCTACGCCGTGACGATCACCCAATACACGCAAGCCCGCGCTGGAATGCTACGCGCCGGTCAGCCTTGCTGCGGATACGACTGGAACTTCGCCTGGAAGATCACCGCACCGCTGAACACAGTCGTGCGCGCGGTGGCGGGCGCAATGGCAGCGGGCGACCCGCTTGCGTCATGGGGTAACAACGTTCTCGAGTGCGAGTTTCGTGCGGTTATGCCGGCGCACACCATCCTAATTTTTGCGTACGCCTAAGAGGCCAAACACATGTTTCGAATCGATGACCCGACGGCAGCAACCTCGCTCCCGACACCGGAGGCTGCCGGGACGGAAGGATTCTTCACCGAAGGCAACCCCACTGCCGGCACGCCCGCGACGAATGTGCGCGGATCATGGCTGAACATGATTCAAGAAGAGCTGCGCGCCGTGGTCGTGGCGGCGGGCCTCACCCCGAGCAAGACGACATATACGCAACTGCGCGACGCCATCAAATCGATGTATGGGCCGGGTCGTCTGTTGAATGTGCAGGTCTTCACCGCGAGCGGAACGTACACGCCGACCCCTGGCACTAACAGCATCGTGGTCGAAGGCGTCGGCGCTGGCGGTGGAGGCGGCGGAGCGGCCGCCGCTGGAACGGGCTTGGTTTCGATGGCCGGGTCTGGCGGCGGCGGGACGTACGGAAAGGCGCGCTTTACGAGCGGGTTCGCTGGCACTGCCGTGACGATCGGCGCGGCCGGTAGCGGCGGCGCAGCGGGTGCGAACGTCGGCGGCACCGGAGGCACAACCAGCTTTGGCACGCAGCTCGTGATGCCGGGCGGCGGTGGCGGTGGCGCCGGCTCTCCGCAAACGGCCCCGTACATCATTCAAGGCTATACATCAACGATTGCGGTAACCGGGGCAAATATCAGCCTTTTGGCCGGCGGGTGGTCTGGCGTAGGTATCGCTGTTGCATCGAACGGCGCACGCTCGGGAGTCGGTGGCGACAGCTTTCTCGGGCGTGGGGCTACGGGCGTCCCTGGCGGAGCCGGCCAGGCTCCCTCTGGCTCGGCGGGCTACGGCGGCGGTGGGTCGGGTGGGGTATCTCTGGCGGGCGGCACTAACTATGCGGGTGGCAACGGATCGCCTGGTGTTCTGATCATCTGGGAGTATGCGTGATGGCAAACTATGCGATTGTCGTTGACGGAGTCGTGCAAAACATTGTCGTATGGGACGGCGCGACCGACTGGGCTCCCCCTCAAGGGGCAATCAGCGTGCAAAGCGACACGGCGATGATTGGCGATACCTATGTCGACGGCGTGTTCTCGTCGCCGCAAGTCACAACGGCGTAGCGCGACGTCCGGTTGCGTCTGAGCATCCGCTTCGCGAGATTGATGCTCGGGCGTTCAATGAAGAGGTGAGCGATCGCTGCTGCGATGATGGTCGCGACGAGTGATTCTTCGACCGTCCATCCCCACATTCTGCCCAATTGCAGAATGGGCACATGCAGCATGTAAATCGCGAAACTGATTTCGCCGAGAAAGACGAGGGGCTTTATGTCGAGGAGTCGATTTACGATGCCCCGCCGCAGAGAGAACACGACGATCACGACGCAGAAAGCGGGAGTCGTCCCGACATCGAACATCACCCAGTCTCTGAATGGAGTTCCGATGTGTGCGCCGAGCCAATTATATGACGGCCAGCACGCAGCGTTCAGAGCTGCGACGAACAGCAATGATGTGACTTCCGCGAGGCTCCATCTATTGACGGAGCCTTTCGCCGTCATCCATCGGGCGCGGAGTTCGTAAAGGCCAACACCCAGGATGAACTCGGGAATACGCACCACCGGATTCATCATGTAGACACTCAACCATTGTCGAGGCGTTCCGACAGGTGGCACCAGTAGGACGAAGCAGGTAACGGCAGCGAGCGGCGCGAGTACGGTGAGAAGTGGGCGGCGCACCGCGGCACGACTGATCAACGGGAAGCACGAATAGAAGAAAAGCTCGACGCTGATTGACCATGCTGGCGGGTTCACTGCGAAATTCACATCTCGGTTCAGACTCCACGCCTGCACAAGAAACGCCGTCGCGAGCACACGCCATTCCGTGAGTGTGCCCCGCACCTCGATCTCGTTGAACGGCACTATTAGCAGCAGGGCTACGATGATGAAGAGGTGAACGGGATAAAGCCGGGTCGCGCGCAAAGCAACGAAGCGCGCAGCGCCGACTTCATTCAGTGAATCGCGATAGCTGTGCTGCAGGATAAAGCCTGAGAGCACGAAGAAGAACGAGACAGCATGGTTCGCCAGAAACCATCCGTCTGGGCGAGCCGGAGTCTGCCCGAAGAAACCAGCATGAAATGTCGCAATTGCTGCCGCTGCGAAAAAACGTAGGGATGTCAGCGAGTTAAGTCGTTCGGCAGACATTGTTACAAAGAATTAATCGGGATCAGGCGCGGAGTATATCAGCAGCATCTCCGCGGCTCCTGTCGTCTCAGACTCTAAAAATCGTCAAGCATGCCGCCTTCGGGCGGCTTTTTCATGCCTCCGCGGCTCAACAGAGGAAACACCAGATGTCGGAGTTCTGGAACGAGGGCGTCAAGTCAATTGTGACTGCCCTCGGGAGCGTGGGGACTTTTTGGGTCGGCGGCCGAATGTGGCGTCAGATCGACCGGCGGCGGCAAGCCGAGAGCGAGGGCGAGGCAAATATCGTCAAGGCCGACTCGGCCGCGCAGGTTGAGGCGATCGCGCGATTCGAGCGGCTCGCAACGCTTGCTGAAGAGCGCGCCGGCCGCGCCGAGGCGCGCGAGCTTCTTGCAGTACAACGCGCAGATCGTGCTGAAGAACTGATGCGATCCGCCGAACAGCGAGCCGATGCGGCGGACCGGCGCGCGCAGCGCGCGGAGGCCGAGGTGCTTGAACTGAAAACCAGAATCGAGCGCCTCGAGAAGGCGATCGAGAACCGGAGGGAGTCAGATGTCTCGCGTTCGTGACTGGCGGTGGTGGGTGATGGGCGCATGTCTCCTTGGCGGCTTGGCGGGTGTCGCAGCGGTCGGCTTTTTTATCGGGCAATGGGGAATGTCGGTTGATCGCGCGGAATGGGCGAGGGAGCGCACCGGATACATCAAGCGGTTCCCTGAAGTGCGCGCCGAAACGCGAAACGCATGCGTCGCCGAATACGAGAGCAAGGTGCAGCAGCTGCAGCAGCAGAACCAGCAAAACATCCAAGCGATGTCGGACCTTCGATCGCTGATCACCGATACACATGATGTCGCGCAGTACACGCTGCGCTTTCTGGGCGATCGCGCGAAGTTGACGGACGCGCGGCAGGCGGCACTCATCAAACAGACGCGTCAGGCCGCCGCCGCGGCCACTGTCGCTGCCCAGAAGACGGAAGCCGTCGAGCAGAAAGTCGCAGTCGCTGCGACGAAGGCCGACGAAGCCGCGAACACCGCGAAGGCGGTCGACAAGAAGCTGGAGACGGCGACGCATCCGTCGTTGCCCGCACAGCCTTGGGCGGGCAGTCGGCGATAAGCCAATACACGCTTTCACATCCGGACCCGGCCGCTCGCCGGGTTTTTCTTTTTAGAGGCCCTATGAACCTCAAGCTTCGCCTCGTCGATGACGCGGCCAAGGTGCACACGTATTCGTCGACCATCATTGCGGCGTCGCTCGGCGCCGTTTCTGCCGCGTCGCCTTTCATCGAGGCGGCATGGACGGGAATGCCCGACGAAGTGAAGTCGCTTCTGCCAGATAGCTGGCGGCTTGCTATCGCGATCACGGTCGGCTGTCTCGCAATCATCGCCGCGCGCTACACGACGACGGCTCCGAAAACGACCACGAGCGGAGCAGCGGATGGCAACGCAAACGCAGCAGCCGAGTAAGCGGCCGGGCAAGAAGACACTCGCCGCGACGCTAGGCGCAGCAGCGGCGGCCGCGCTCGTCGCTCTGACTGCGTCGCAGGAGGGTGTTTCGCTTAAGCCCTACAACGATCGTCTCGCGAACAACGTCCAGACCGTCTGCTTCGGCGAGACGAACGTCGAGATGCGCGCGTACACGCTGCCGGAGTGCAAGTCCATGCTCGGCGACAGCCTCGCGGGCTATGCGTCGGCCGTGCGCGACATCACGCCGGGCTTCGACTCGCTGACCGACGGGCAGAAGGTCGCGGTCGTGGATCTCGCCTACAACATCGGCGTGCCGAATTACAAGGGATCGACGCTGCGCAAGCGCTACATCGCGCGCGACTTCCCGGGCGCGTGCTCCGAATTCATAAAGTGGCGGTTCGTCGCCGGCAAGGATTGCGCGATTTCGTCGAATCGCTGCGGCGGCATCGTGACGCGTCGACAGCTTGAGGCTCAAGCCTGCCGAGGAAACTGACATGTCTCCATACCTCATCACAGGAATCATCGCGGGCGCGCTCGGCATCGCAATCGGCGGTGCCGCACTTCACACGGTCGACGCCACGAAGCTCGCGAGCGAGCAGACCGCGCACGCACACGACAACGAGATCAACGCGCAGAAGCTTCAGGCGGTGTCCGACGCGGCCGCGAGCGCGGCGCGCGCAGCGATCGCAAAACAGAACGACGCGGCGACGCAGATCGCGGATCTTGACACCAAACTCAATCTGGAGAAGGCCTCCCATGATGCCGACAATGCGAAGAATCGCGCTGCTATCGCTGATGGCGCTCGACGGCTGCGCGTCGCAGTTTCCGCCTACACCCCCGCAGGCGGTGGCAACACCGCAAATCCAAGCCCAAGCGCCAGCGGCGTGGGCGATGGTGCCGGTGGCACAGCCGAGCTATCACCTGCGTTTGGATCAGCTCTTTTCGGGATCGTCGACGATGCCGACGGTGACGCCCGCGCCAAAGCCGAATACCTCCAGCACTACGTCTGCATCCTCCAGCAGCAAGGAGTGATCGCGGGCGCTTGCAGCCTCACGACTACCGCGAAGGAATGACCACATGGCATCGAATTTGAAGTTCAGCGCCGCACTGAAGAACGCGCAGCAAGCAGCGATCACGACGCAGGTGGGCACGAGCGGCGCATACGACATTTACGACGGCGCGCAGCCTGCGTCGCCTGACGTCGCAATCACGACGCAGAACCTGCTTGCGACGCTCTCCTGCAGCTCTACTTTCGCGCCCGCGCCGTCGAACGGCGTCGTGACAGCGAATGCGATCAGCAACGGCACGGGCACGGCGGCGGCCGGTGCTGGCAAGACGGCGACCTGGTATCGCCTGCGCACGTCCGGGGGCGCGGGTGTCGTCGATGGAACGGTCGGCACGAGCAACGCGGATCTCGTCCTGACGAGCACGACCATCGCACAAGGCCAAACGGTCAGCGTTTCATCGAGCACTTACACGAACGGCCAGTAATCGGCCGCACAGGCGGCCGCAATGGGCACTCTCACCGGTTCGAACACCGTTCTAGCCGGCACCGAGACATTCAATCTCTCGTCGCCGGTTCAGACGGACTGGATTCATTTTCCGCAGTCAGCAACCTCCGTCAATCGAAAGTCGGGCGGCGGCTCGACGATCGGCCTGCCGATGACGATCGGTTCCGGTGTCACCTTCACGGGCTACACCGACGGCCCGAAAATGACGTGGACGGACGGCACGCCGACCGCATCCGCGACCGCGCTCGCTGGCGGCATCTACGCCGACAACACGACGGCGACTGGGCAGGGCATCCAGATCGTCCTGCCAGCGGACACGACGAGCCGCACACTCACGGTCTATTGGGCGGCGTATTCGAGCGGTTGCACGCTCACCGCGACCCTGTCGGATGGCAGCGCGACCGCCTATACCGTTTCGCCGGGGACGACGGGGTCCGGCAATCAGAAGTTCTACGCCACTACCATCACATGGGCGGCGAACTCGGCGGGGCAGACGCTCACGCTGAAAATGACGATCACGACGACGCAGGGCTCGTCGTTCAACGTCATGCTGCACGCGGTCAAGTATCTGGGCAGCGCGCCCGCCGCGATCACCGGGACGGCCGCCGGCACGAACGCGTCGAGCGGCGCAGCATCGGGCGGCGTGAGCACGTCGGGCGCGGCGGCGGCGACGCAGGCAGCGAACAGCGTCATCGCGTCGGGCAGTGTGAGTGGGAGCGGCAGCGCGTCGGCGACTCAGACAATAGGCGCGGCCACAGCGAGCGGCAACGTCTCGACGACCGGCACGGCGAGCACCACGCAAGGGCCAGGCGCCGGTGCGGCATCCGGCGGCGTGTCGAGCTCGGGCGCGGCGGCCTCGACGAGTTCGGGGGGAACGGCGGCGAGCGGCACTGTATCGGTGAGCGGAAACGCGGCCAGCACGCAGCCGCCAAGCATCGCGTCGGCAAACGGACAGGTTGGCGCGGCACCGATCTCAGGGGCCGCTGCATCGACGAATGGCAACTCGGCGAGCGCCGGCGGATCGATCGGCATCGCGGGAAGCGCGGAAGCAACGCAGGCGATCAATGCCGGTGCGGCGTCGGGTCAGATTCGAACACCGGTGATCAGTGGCGTTGCAGCAGCGACGGCAGCCACGACCATTGGCGCAGCAGGCGGGGCCGTGAGAATCGTTGGAAGTGGGGCTGCCACCCAGACGCCTCAACGGGCCGACGTGAGAGGCGCTGTCGCATCAACTGGTGCCGCGTCCGGCACGCAGGCCGCGGGCATGGCGGCCGCGACGGGCGTGGTCCTTCAATCGATCTCTGGAAGTGCAGGCGCAACCCAGGCGCCCGGCGTCGCAAGCGCGGCCGGCCAAGGCGCGATTGTCGGAGTGCCTGTTCCGGTCCGCTATCCGATCGCTTCCGATCTGCGGACGATCACGGTCGCGCGTGAGGCGCGCAGCGCCGTTGTCGACGGCAATTCTAGGGCGGTGCGGGTCGCTGCTGATGCGCGCACGCATCGCATTGAACCGGAAAGCCGCAGCATCACCGTGCGCGCCGGGCAGCCGGCATAACCTCTTCGGAGCATCAAATGGCGTTTCCGTACGTTCCCTCGTTCATCAAGGATCCGCAGGCAGTACTCGACTTCAACTGGGATTGGTCCGCCTGGCTTGGAGCAGGGGAGACCATCATCGATACGAGCGTGACGCCCGATGATGGTCTCACGGTCAATTCGTCGAACATCAGTGGCGATGTCGTCTCAGCGTGGTTGGCTGGAGGCGTCGTCGGCACAACCTACACCGTCGCATGCACGATTACAACGTCGGCTGGACGGACAGAAACCCGTCGGATTCAGATCTCAGTCGGTCTTCGGTAGGCAAGCAGTAGAATTCTCGAACGGAAATAGGCTGCAGGTGACGCGAATGGGAGTGGATGAGAAGGTCGTGCAGGCTTTAAGCGAATGGTCCGAGGGCAATCCTCTCGTACGTAGAGCGTACGTCTTCGGCAGTCGGGCGCGAGGGGATTTCACCGACAAAAGCGATTTGGATGTCGCGCTCGAAATCGATCCGGCTGATGGGGAGACAGCTTTCACCACGTGGATGTTTGAATCACCGACGTGGCTGCGTGAATTGCAGGCGAGATTGCCGTACCGGCTCGACCTTTGGCAACTCGATGGTGACGACACGCCGGTGATTAAACTGGGAATCGAACGATCCAGCGTAATGGTCTATCAACGCAACGCCGCTTCCTAGCCTCGCGCGTGCCTCAATCTTTCTCACCGCTCGTCCGCGCAGAAACTTGCTCTTCCGCCATGATCTTCGGCAGGCCGGGAAAGAACACGTCGCACCGCTCGTGATGAGTTGCGGCCGTCCGCCGAGGGCAATCCGCCAGCTCGGCGCCGAGGTCGGTCATGGGGAATTCCTCGCCGAGGCGGGCGACCAGCTTGGCAAGCCGATACCGGCCTTTGCGATCGCAACGCGAGCACTCGATGTCGATGTGGGTAGCGCGCGCCGCGAGCTCGCCGAGAAGTACGGCTCCGTTCTTACCCATCGCACTCAGGCCGCTCGTACTCGTCGTCATACTCGTTGACGACGCAATCGCAATCACCGCACATCCACCGATTCGGCATGTCGCCGACCGCCGGCTGAAAGTCGTCGCGCGCGAGCCGCCGCGCGCAGACCGGGCACCACATCGCCGCCATTTTCCGACTCCTTCTCCGCACACCGCGAATACTGTATGGATGCACAGTATATATCGCATGGCATATGTGGAGGCGGGGCAGGTAGATTCCCAAAATGGGAATTTTCTCGGGAATCAAAACAAAAAAGGCACTGTGATTTTTCACAGTGCCTTTTCGGTAAAGCGTTGATGCGATTGGT